ATCTTTGACTGATGATACTGGTGCTTCGGATGCTGCACCTTGGAACATAGCTCGTACAGGAGATTCTGCGGTACTAAATTCAAACCCTTTACCAAAATCCTTACCACCCATAGCATATGTTGTAGCACCTGCAAGAGCAGCATTTCTGAAAGCTTCTTCTGCATCTTTTCCTGCTGCAAGAGACCCGATACCTGATCCTATGGATGCACCTAATGGACCACCAAAATACATGCCTATGGCACTTCCAATCAATGGTGCAGCTTTTTTTAATGATTTTGTGATGTTTTTAAAAATACCCATAGCTTATATTACCAATTATTTGTTATTTCTACAATATCTGTGTTATCGCACTTGTTGTTATTCTTGTCTTTGAAAACTCTTGAATACTTGCAACGACATGCAGTCTGTTTGCTGTTGCTGCTTGTACCTTCAATATCTCACCACTTTGTAATATTAAGTCCCTTGTTAATAATTCTTCAGTTGCATGACCAGACACGCTTTTTTCAAATATCTGAAAAACATTTGCTGACGCATCTGTAATTGTTACAGTTAAAGTATCACCATTATTACTATCATCATGCACAATTATTGAATTTACAACTGACGCATTAAAGTCTGCATCAGTAGGTACAGTATATAACGTAGTGTTATTAGTTGTAGTCAAGTCAACTTTTGCATTTGTTATACCTTGAATATATTGAGGAATACTAGCTATTAACATTATCGTCTACCATCCTCTCTTATATCTACTCTAGGTGTTCCCAACTTATACTTTGTACCAAGTGATGTAGAATCAATCCTCAATGCAAAAGATCTACCTCGTAAACGATAATTTAGTTTTTCAGTAAACTGTTCTACTGGACTAGTTGCAGATCGTTGTGCTGTATTAGATGTTGACTCATTAAAATTAGCACCAGGGTTGTTTCTTGACTTCATTGTAAAAGCTACATCTGGATTCACACTTGTTGATCCACTGAACTTAATATCTGGTATAACCTGTTTCAGTGATAAAAACCTATCTCCATCGCCTATATCAATAGAGGCAGACTCAATGAAAGATGTCATGGCAGATCCGTCATCATCATACCCAACTTCTTGGTTGTATAAATATTGATTGCCCGTTGCTTGAGGTAAGTTTCTAATACCTCTGTCTAGCCATGCTTGTCTTGCAAGTGTGCCATAATACCAAACTTTTTCTGTATAGTTATACGCAACGTATTTATCTATTTCAGTACCAGCAGACGATGGATAAAACCATAATAGCTCACTAAACTCTGAATTAACACCTACATGTACTTTGTCACGTTCTGCAAAGTTAAAATCTAAAAATACTTTATCTTTTACAGTGCATGGTAGTTGCACAGTTTGACCACCAGAGTAAACATAGAACGTATCCACACCCATCCAGTACACAGCATCTTCAACAGCTATTGCAGAAAAGGGACTCATAATAGTTATATTTTTTGATAATTCTTGCAAACCAAAAGTAAATGGTGGACCTATAAACTTCATAGCGTGTAGGGTTTTGTTAGTGAAGACGAGTATCTGTTGTTTTGTTTCAACAGCTTGTACGAAGGTAGATCCACCACCTAACCTTAAATCACCTGCCGTATTTGTAGCAGTTGGGAAGAAATCTACTGGGTTTTCTTGTGAAGAAAAACGTATTAACAATGGATCTTGTACTCCGTTTCCTTGTGTGGCAGAAGAGTTTGCACCCAAACCATCACAACCAAACACGATAACATGTCGGTCTTGGTCTGATACAAGGACTTGTTTAGCTATTGTAGGAACACTTGTTTCTCCAGAGTATGTGCTTGTGGCACTAAGTTCTACGGCTCTATTACCTAAACCATTTGTTTTGTCCCAGTAAAACAGCCCACCATCTCTTGGATTTATAATGATGTCTTCACCAAAATTATCGTGTGACCATAATCTAATCTGTGCTCCTGGTGTCGTGACACTCGCTGCATTACCCCATCCAACAAAGTCATTGGCAGAATCTGCATTACCAGTTGCTAATCTTACAAGAGTATTGTCTGCGTGTGTGGCTGCATCCGTACCACTTGCACCTCTGGTTGATGGACCTCCACCAGTTCCTAAAGTGTTAGTGCTTATTGTACCAACTGTGATAAGTTCTTCTTCTATTAATATCAAATCACCAGCCGTGATCCCTGTTGCACTGTCCACATCTATCGCAGTTTCACTAGCATCTAACGCTTCATTGAGTTGTGTTGCCAAAGCACCAGATGTTGTACCACTCCACTGACCAGCACCCCAACCAGTTCCGCCAACTGTTACATCTAATCCAACATTTAACTGGTATGCACCTACAACGCTAGATCCACCATTACCAGTATCAGATGAATTAGCTGCTACACTTGATGTAATTGTATAAGCATTAGAACTTATTAGTGATGTTATTTGATATTCTTGATTTAGCACATCGGCTGTTATAACACCACCTAAACTAACAGCACCAGAGAATGTTACAAAGTCTTTTTCATTTGCACCATGTGCTGGGTCTGTAACAGTTATTGTTGTAGATCCGTTTGTTGCTGCAAAAGTTACATCACCCGCACCAGTCGTCTGTCTTATAGGTGTGATATCGTTGAAAGTTTGACCTTCTTCTATATAGTATTTTAAATGTGTGCCGATACCCATGAAGTCAGAGCCATCAAGAGCTACCCAATTATGTAGTCTTCTAGCACTACCTAAATATTGATTAGGACTATACTTCTCCCAACCACCAAACTTTTCTGGAAAACCAAATCTAAATCTTACTTTATCACCATCAACAAAGCCACCTTCAGCACTGTAAGATGTAATGTCAGATACAATACCAGGTCTAAATTTTAAAGCTGTCATTGGCATTACGCTGTACCTCCAGTCAATGATCCACTACCACTTGATGTAACATTACTAACACCTTGTATTGATTTACCAGAAGCTCCACCCGATGATCCAGATGATCCATTTGTTGGTGCGGTAGCTGGGAAACTTACTGATGATCCACTACCATTACTGCCTGTTGATCCTGTTGATCCTGCCGTACCAAATGCTCCACCAGTGCCTCCAGTGCCTCCAGCACCAGAGTTGTTAGAACCAGAGCCACCACTTGAACCAGATGCAGCAGACTGATTATATCCTTGACCAGCACCACCAGCACCACCAGAGCCACCAGCTTGTGTGGCTAAACAAGTACCAGAGACAGAACCGCTCAACGAATTATAATAGAAGTTTGGTGCTGTTGTTCCTTGGTGTGCAGTTGTTCCAAAAACAGTAAAATATGTGGTTGTTGATGCAGTAATACCTGCTGTTCCACTATTAGAAACTAAAGTACCAGAACTTGATGTACTTGTACTTACAGAAATCGTTGGTGTTCCGTAACCACTTCCATATAAAGAACTAATAGAAGCAGATACAGTGTATACGCCAGTTGTATTAGTCTGTGCAGAAAAGTAAATAGGACCTCTATTGGCACAGTTACCAGAAAGACCTGTTCCTGCTCCACCAAGAGAGTTTATATCAAACTGAGATGGATTTATTCCACGGCTAAATTGCCCTCCAATACCACCCCACTGTCTATCTGCAACAACACCTCTACCATCTAAATCATTTCCAGAACTACCATAAGTGGTAAACCAGCTTGGAGAATTACTTTGTGGTGTAGAAGTTCCACCACCACCTTCATCAACTAAGTTAGAAAATGTAGCATTAGCAGTGTAAACGCCTTTACCACCAGTGCCTCCAGCACCACCACCGCCACCACCAGCTTTGATTGTACCATTGTTAACTAAAGTTACGGCAACACTTCCAGCAATCTCAAGTGCATTACCACCTGCTGCTCCTGCTGCTCCACCTGCACCCTCGATACTACCCTCGTTTGTAACAGTTATAGAACCAACACCATTGCTTTCTATTGTTAAAGCAGCATTAGATGTGCTAGTTGAACCAATAGTATCTCCCGAACCTACTACAAGTTGTTTTGGATAATCTACTTCAAAGTCATCACCAAAAATAGTATCTGCACTTTGATTTGTATTGCCATCACTAAATGTCTTTCTAAAGGCTCTTTCTTTGCTATAAAAATCATTGAAAGATATGGCTCCAGAAGTAGGTACACCAGCAGACATGTTTGTAGAAGAATTATTACCAGCATTAGCACGAACCAATGAACCACCAAGATAGAACTCGTTCAATCCTCGACTCGGTAAGTTCGATCCGGGATTGTATTGTTCTTCAATATCTTGAAGTGATATGGCTCCAGATGCTTGTAATGCTGCCATTATAAACTTGTTCCAAACGCTGTTATATTATTTGCTGATGTTACTGCACCGTTAGATCCT